CGATGACTTTTTTAGTTAAGACTATTGACATTTATATCAAACTGTGTTATAATATACACAATAACAAATTAACGAGGAAACATTATGAGTGATGTACAAATTGTAAGGCTTACAACTGGTGAAGAAGTTGTAGCAAAAGTAAAATATGATAAAGGATTCTATACCTTAACGGATGGTATTCTTTTAGTCCCAGCTGGTGAAGGTAAAATTGGAATGGTACCATTCGTTCCTTATGCTACTCGTGAACCAATCGTGGTAAGCGAAAATTCAGTTATGTTCTTGGCAGAGCCAATGGATGAGTTGAAGAAGCAAGTAATTGAAGCAACGACAGGACTGATCATGCCAGATAGTGGTGGATTAAAACTCGTATGATAGAGATATACGGAAAAGACAACTGCGCATATTGTAATATGGCAAAGCAACTTTGTGAGTCCAAAGGATTGGACTTCGTATATAGATCCTTGGACGTTGATTACAAACAAGAGGAATTTTTTGAAAAGTTTCCAACCGCAAGAACCTTTCCACAGATTACAATGGATGGTAAAGCAATCGGTGGATTTAATGAATTGAGAGAATTATTATGAGTAAAGATTGGGTAAAAGATATTGTTGATATGCAATCAAAATATAAAACACACAACTGGGTAGCAAACGCAGATGTGGAAAAGTTGAAAGCGTTTTTGGAATTTAGAGTTAACTTCCTACAAGAAGAACTCGAAGAAACAAGAACAGCCCAAAAAGATATCGACTCCGAAGAAATCGTTGATGGTTTAGTTGACCTTTGTGTAGTGGCAATCGGTACTCTTGATGCCTTCGGAGTCGATCCTTATAAAGCTTGGGACGCAGTTCTCGAAGCAAACATGGCCAAAGAACCTGGAGTAAAGGTAGGTAGGCCAAACCCATTAGGATTACCTGATCTAATGAAACCTGAAGGATGGACGGCTCCATCACATGAAGGGAATCACGGTATCCTACCAACATTAAAAGGAGAATAGAATAATGTTAAAAGAAGTATTAGTAAACGCTTTAGTGGCAAAGTATGAAGCTGCCGTTACAGTGCATTCAGCAAATATCATGGTGATGCTTGAGAACGGAGTAGGTGTAGCAGAACATCCTGGCACCATTGAAACGCTTGATGGAGAAGTTAGCCTGCTCGCGGAAGCTGAAGATAAGTTATCAACAGTTAGACGTTTCGCGGCTACAGTTCCACCAAAAGTTGTATAAATTATTGATTTTATTAGTAGTTCTTGTATATATAAATTTATATGTTACATTACTGTAACAAATAAGCAACAAGAAGGAAACATGAAATACATAGCAAAACAATACAAAAAGTTCCATCATATGATGAAAAGGAACAGAATTCAGAACGTTTGGAGAAAAGTTCTCTAAATATCTGAAATAAACCATTGACATTCTTTATGATATAGATTATAATTGTTCTATAAATTAAATAAAGGTTTACATTATGGATAAGTTGACAGAACTACTTGAACGTGCTTTATATAAACATAAACAAGGTAAGTTGTGTGGAGAAAATGATCTCTACAAATCAATCATTGGTTCATTAGGTGAATCAAAGGTTCTTGAACTAACGGAAGGTGAATCAGTCAATGGCGCATTCGACGTCTTGGGTAGCATTCGTTATCCAGGTCGTATCGAAGTCAAAACAGCAAACAAAGCCACAAATGGTAAGTTAGGATCTTGGAGTTTAAAGTGTAAACATAATGAGTGTGATTGGATTGCACTAGTTGATGCTTCTTCCATTGAAGATTCTGATTACAGAATATCCATGATTCCCCACGATGTTTTCTTTAAACATCTTCTTACTCCAAACAAGAACGGCAATATTCGAGATGAATTCGTTTGGTCTGAAACCTATAACGAATCTGATAACCTAGCCGTAGAAACAACAAATCTTTTCTTAAAATACGAAGTTCCTATTGACATTATCAAGAATCTTTGATATAATATACTATATTAAATTATGGAGAAACAATTATGTCGGTACCTTTTAAATACATTGATGACGGAAGATATTATGGAATGCCCAAGGATTCTACTGTAACGTGGAAACCTAAGATCTATCCGGCTGATAAGTTTGACTACGATAAGATTAAAGCCAGAGTAGAAGATCTGAAAGAAAAGAAAAACAAGAAAGGTCTTGAAACAATGAAACGAAACTTCGAAAGAGTCTGTAAAGATAATCCAGGTGTATTCGATCATTTCTTAGAGTTATTAAAATAGGAGTCTATATGACAAAACAAACCAACCCAGTTTCGGTTGATGTACTACAAGAGTGCGTTGACCTTCAATTGAAAAAGTCGAGAGATTATCAAAATCCAAACTCGACTGTTCAACAAGCTGACTACTATCCTAACGGAATTACAACCATTCATGATATTATGCATGCAAAAATGCTACGTATGAAATCAGTAATGGAAGCAATGCAGTCAGATGATTATGATCCTAACTTCGAGTCCCTTGAAGATTCAGCAAAAGATTTAATTAACTATTCAAGTTTCTTTGTCTCTTACTGTCGTCAAGGTATTAAAGGTCAAGATCCAACTAAAGATGTATTTAACAGGAGTACTAAATAATGAGCAATGTGATATTACCGTCAAGTGACGAAGACAAAAAACGAATCCGTGGTTGCATGGAAGAAATGAGTAATTCATTTACAAGAATGGAATCAGAACGTGATTTTCAAAAAGAAGCTATCAATGCTTTGGCTGAAGAAGTTCAGATCCCAAAATCAATCCTAAGGAAAACCGCAAGAGCTTTCCATAATCAAAATGTTTCTGATCTAATTGCAGAAGTATCTGATATTGAAGCGTTAATGGAATCCATCTAATGAAAACAGCAAATGATATCCGAGCAGACCTAATTGACAAGTATCTTGCAGAAGATTATGTCATTGACAAGTCAGGCGCTAAGACTATTGAAGTTCTTGGTGAATCATTTGTTGCTGATGAAAATTGGCTAATCAGAACACCAGCTTATAAGTATATTGAACGTGAACTAGAATGGTACATGTCTGAATCATTATATGTTGATGATATTCCTGGAGAGACACCACAGATTTGGAAAGATATATCTTCTAACGAAGGTAAGATCAATTCTAATTATGGTTGGTGTATTTACTCTGAAGAGAATGGTAATCAATATAAACATGTACTTCGAGAGTTGAGAAATAATCCAAACAGCCGTAGAGCTGCTATGATTTATAATCGTCCAAGTATGCATCTTGATTACAACCGAGATGGTATGTCTGACTTTATGTGTACATTTGCGAATACGTTTATGATTCGAGATGGCAAACTTATTTCCCATTATGTAATGAGATCTAACGACGCAGTCTTTGGTTATAACAATGATGTTGCTTGGGCAAAGTTTGTTCAAGGTCAACTTGCTTATGATCTCGAAGTTGAGGTCGGTGAATTGATTTGGACTGCTACTAATCTTCATGTATATGAAAGACATTTTGAGTTTATTGAGGCGTTAATTAATGCAGGAAAATAAATGGGATCAAAGATTTATACGAGTTGCCCGAGAAGTTTCAAGTTGGTCAAAAGATCCAAGCAAACAAATAGGAGCGGTTATTGTAAAAGATAAACGTATCCTAGCAACTGGTTATAATGGCTTTCCTAAAGGTATTGATGATTCAGCAGATAAGTATAACAATAGAGAACTGAAATACGAACTCGTTGTGCATGCTGAAATGAATGCAATCTTCAATGCATCCTTTCATGGAGTATCGTTAAAAGATACAACAATATACGTGTGGGGTTTACCTGTCTGTAATGAATGTGCAAAAGGAATTATCCAAGTTGGCATAAATAGAATTGTAATGGCTGCTGATGATGTCCCTCAAAGATGGATAGAATCGTATGATAAGTCAAAACAACTCTTTATTGAGTCAGGATGTAAATTTGAAACAGATTTCAGATTGGCTAAATAAACTATTGACAACTGCACAAAAATTTGTTATAATAGTAAATATTAA